AATAAGCCTAACGCTATAGCTTTGCTGTCGCGTAGTCTGGAACAGCGCCATGTTATATGGGAGATTTATATGAAAGGATAATCATGAAACAGTGGACGTTAGCTGATTGGGAAGCGCTTTACCCAAGGAAACTTGAAATCATGCGTGAACACGTAAAAAAGGAAGGTAAACTTTTCTTTACGCCTACACAGATGCAGCGATTACATAAAATAGGATTCAACCACGCTATGCACGTAATTAAGTATGGGTTGGATGCTGGGCTGATTGTTGATCAGAATGGCACTCACAGATTTGAGTACACATAACGCAATAGTTAAGCTGCTGCGGCCTTATCGCAGTCGGCTTGATAAACCTTGTTATATTTAGGACTTATTATGGAAATAATATTAAACAACGATAAACTGGATGAATTGATAGATAGCTGGCATGAGGACAATAAAACAACTTTAAGTTTGCATGAGTATTTAGGCATGACATGGGAAGAATATTCGGTATGGGTAATGCGTCCGTCTGTTCTACCGCTTATCTTATCTTCTCGTGAAAAAGGGGTGTCCCTTGCTGATGAGCTTAATAAAGAACGGTTGGCTCCTGATGATATAAAGGCTGGATTAAATGATTAGACGCGCAATATAACAAAGACAATGATTATCTAACAGCGGTATTAAGCGGAACATTTTAAAATTTAATAGGACACGTTATGGCGTGTCCTTTTTTTTATGTCTGCAGTAAATGCCTGCCTATTGTTTTTTATGCGCGTGTGCTCCGGCTGAGGGCTCTCATCTAGGCTAAACCTCACTAATTATTGCTGTTATTGGCCGTTTGTTTGTCTGTATTCCCCCTCACCCCCTAACGAGTGTATACGCGCCGATCCTAAGTTTTACGAATAAAGAAGAGCGTTTTAATAACTATATGGAATAAATATCCCTAGAGGAAGGGCGGAGGCGTGTTTTAACTTGTGGGGCTTGGTTGGTTTTTAGCAACAAAGCCCGTATCTAGTGGGTTTGTCTCCCACGTTTTCGTCTTATTTCCACACAAGTTAGGCATATTTCCACACAGGTATGTTTATTCTTATATCTATCTATCTCTTTAATTAATTAAGAAGAGAGAGATAGAAAGGGGCTTTGAAGGAAAAAGAATGGGTTTAGGCGTTCCCACAGGTTTTTGGTATTTCCACACGGAGTTGAACAACTGGTTAAAAAATGTTCCACAGGTTTTTGGGGTGTTTTTGGCTAACTTGTGGGGACTTTTTATAACCTGTGGGGATGTATTCCTTTATTTATCAATGAGATAGGGTTAAAATAGACGAAACCCACGGATCCACAAGTAATTCTCCCCACCCTTCCTGGGAATTTGTTTTTTTGAGGTGTTTATGATGATGAAAGTTGTTGAAAAGTGGCTTAATTGGAAAGAAGTTTCTGAGGGCCGTAGTGTTCAAACATCGGTTAAGTACCGTAATTATTTGTTGCGATTAAGTGTTTTTCTGAAAACTAATAATGTTGATTTTTTGCAGGCAGATAAGGATGTGCTGGAATCGTGGACGGGTATGCAGTTGTTTAATGATGGTTTGAGTGCTCGTAGTCGTCGTGCTGCGATTGCTTCGGTTAAAGGCTTTTTTGGTTGGCTTCGTAAGCAGGGGCTGCGTACGGATGATCCTGCTGGTGGGTTGGTTTACCCTAAGGCTGGGCGTAGGCTTCCTAGGCCTATGCTGTTGAAGCAGGCTGAGTTGTTGCTTAAGCAGCCTAATTTGGATACGTTTATTGGTATTCGTGATACGGCTATTCTTTTTGTTCTTATGGGCTGTGGGTTGAGGGTGTCTGAGGTGTGTCGTTTGGATGTGTCTAGCCTGATGTTTCATTTAGATGATGATGAGTGTGAAAGGCTGGTTATTCGCGTGTTAGGAAAAGGGGGTAAGGAACGTTTGGTACCAGCCCCTGATGAAGCTCGCTTGATGCTAAGGGCTTATATGAATCACCCTGATCTGTTGATGGTTGATCGGTTGCTTGATGATGGTGCCCAGGTGTTATTTGTGTCTGTGCGCAATCGATTGGTGGCGGAGTGTGATTACATCGGCGAACATCGCCGGTTGTCTGCTCGGTCTATTAATAGCATGATCGAGAGGTATGGGGTTGCTGCTGGTATTGATCGGTCAGTATTGCACCCTCATGCTCTGCGTCATTTATATGGCGCTGAGATGTTTGAGAATGATGTGAATATTCTCATTGCTCAAAGTCTTCTTGGCCATGCGAACCCGGCGACAACTGAAATCTATTCGCATATTGCTGTTCGAAGGCTGCAGCGTGAAGCAGATAGAGCTAATCCTTTAGGCCGTATTAATTCCCCAGCCACTGAGATGATGCGCATTATTAAGGCTTCAAGATGATCTCCGTTTATCTCAGTAAGGACTTAGAACCTAAGTTGGTCGGGGTTAAGGTTTTAGTGGAGTGCTGTATATATCTCCTTTCTGACATGTCGGTAGTGATCTTTGAAACTCGGCAAAATAACGGACTAAAGCGTGAGCTGCTTAGAACTAATGAATTGCGTGTACCTATACAAAGGCGCAGTTCAGTATTTATCAACCCAGTAAACACAGGTACTTAACATGGTAGATAACAGTCAATCACGCAGTTCAAACCAAGGAGTGAGCACGCATCAGGAAGGGGTGGGGGCTCGGCATAGGGATTCACTTATGCCTGCGGGGGGGGGAGGGTACCTAGATAACTGCAAAAAAATCGAAAATCGCGATTTAGGAAAAATTGACCCAAGACTTCAGGAGCTGAAGTCGATGAGAATTCCTAGTGTTTGGTTAAGGGTTGCAGAGGTCAATGGCGTTGATTATTTCTTGTCAACTTGGTCGATTCTTAGTGCAGATAGTTCGGTTGCTGATAATAACGACAGAGTGTATGTGCCAAGGATTTCTTCATACATAAGGTTTCAGCGCAACAGGCTGATCAGTACGCTGGATGATGCGGGGCATTGTGCCGATCATATTAGGGGTGAATTACTGGTTAAATCAGGTATTGATATGGCTGTTGTTGAGATTAAGCGGATCATTAAAAAACAGCGAAAAAAGAAGTGCTGCGAGGCTGAGTAAAAATTCCTTTGATTTGTTATTTTGTTGGTGCTGTTAAGTAAGTAGTAAGTGCATTCGTGCTGCTTCGTTTCCCCTGTTTTTGCTGGTTGAAATGGTGAAAATAGTGGCTAATGGGCATATCTAGTAAAGATTTATCAACTCAGTTACACGCGGTCACTTTTAAGTGCTCGCCGTGCTCTAACACCTTTAATATTTCCCCGTCTCGGGTTGAAGATGCGCCCGATCGCGATTGGCATCCATGGCGTTACTTTGCGAAGTGCTCAGGTTGTGGTGAAGAAGTTGGTCAGTTGCCCACGCAAGTCGCTTTAATGGCTAGTTTTGGAAAGCATACAGGGCCGAAAACGAAGGCTGGTAAAATCGCTTCAGCTAAAAACATTGAAGGACACCCCACGCCAGAGGAAGCTCAACGAACCCGCTTTAATGCAATGAAGCATGGTTTGAATGCACGTGTTGCAATGTTTTTCCCATCTAAGCCCGGTTCGTACGACCAGTGCGAGTCATGTGATATTTCTTACGCTGTTTGCAAAGCTGAACCGGCATGCATGAGACAAACTGAGCTATTTATGCGCCATCGTATTGCCGTTGAACATGGCGATGCGACAATGCTTAATGACTTGAACGCAGATACGCAAGCCAATCTACGGGCCATCATGGATAATATTATCCTGTCGGTTTTAAATAAAGGTGTCGCGATTGAAACACCTTCTTGGTACCACGATAAAGATGGCGGTTTTCATTTGGCTGAATACATGGGTGATGGTGGTGAAATGGTGCAATTAACTGAGCTTGCCGCGCATCCATTACTCAAATTCATGATGGAAATGGTCTCTAAAAACTCACTATCACTCAGTGACCTTGCGTTAACGCCAAAAGTTGCCAGTGAAGATGAAGATTTGAAAGGTTTCCTTGATGTAAATAAAACCCAAGGCGCGACAGCATTGGACTACCAGCGCAAAAGTGCTGATCAAATGGATAAACTGTTAAGCCTGATTGATGGCAATAAACCCAGCCCTAACCGCGAGCCTATTACCATAGATCAAGATGGCTGAGCGACAAACAGCACGTCAGCGCATTGAAATGCATAACGTTGCAGAGCGTGAAGTGATGCGATACGCAGATAACCACGCGATGTGGCATAAACACGTTCATAACGTCGAACTCGACCCTATCCAAGTGCTTAAGTCGATAGAAATGGACGAGCACCCAAATACCTTAGATTACTCATCTCGTCGAACCGGTAAAACGGCTGAAAAAGAACTCTACAACCTCAAAGAGAACGCGACAAAACCCGATCAAGAGTTGGGTATTATTGCTCCGCGTGAAGCCCAGGCCATTGTTAACCTTGAATATCATTTAGATGCCGTTAGCCGCTCTGAAATATTGACAGCACACCTCATGTTTAAAAATGGGCGTCGGCAAAAATCAGACACCTATTACCAATTCAACAATAGAAGCAAAGGGCGGGCTTACGGCATTATGTCTAATGCGGATGGCGGTGGCTTAACCTCAGCCTCGTTAGAAGAAGTTGACGACATGCCCAAAGAGCGCTTGTTTTCGCGTTACTTGCTAATGCTAGGATCAACGCGCCGCATGGGAGCCGATGAATCAAGTAGCAACGACCCGCAAATTAGAATAACCGGTGTTTTTAAAGGTGCCGATACACTCACCGATTTACTGAACTCAGCCGAATACCACTCCATTGGCTGCTTTCATGGAGATAGAGCTAAACAAGAAATTCAGCGGTTTATTGATCTAGGCTACATGGATAAAGACGCTGTTGATTTAGATAGCTACCTTTTCCCCGTGCCAATTGCCAATGCACTCAACGGTATGGATTTAGGGATACTAAATCGGCCCTATATTGAATCCATGCGTCGTCAACTCAGCGAAGATGAATTCACCCGTCAGCTACTGTGTGTTAACACCGCCAGCCGAAACCTTATTTGGGAAAAATACATTCGTCGCGCCATGCAAGTTGGGCTAGAAGCCCCTATTTTATTGGCCAGCCCAATGCCAGGGGAAACCTACAAAAAACGCGGCCTAATAAGCTTTGGATTTGATGCCGCCGGCCATGGCGAAAACCCAAAAGCCTCGCGTAACGCCTTAGTAGTTACCGAACAGCTAGGTAACCACCTTACCTTTCCCTTCGTAAAAACATGGCCGCCGGGTGAAGATGATAACGTTGTGCGTAGAGATCTTCTGGGGCTATGGAAATACTTCAATCCCGATACCGCAATGGGTGATGCCTACGCCGTAGGAATGCTAACCTCATTAAATGATGACCTATTTGCCGAGCAGCTCACGCCCATCGATCGGCGAACCATTGGAGATGGTCAGTCAACCGCATCCACATGGCCCGAATGGCCGTTTGCCCCGATTCGTTTTCAAGGCATGGTAAAACACAGTATGGCCCAAGCCTTACGTGCAGCATTTCACAAAAAACAAGCAGCAATCCCCTATTTTGATGACCAAGACATGGCCGACCCCGACCTTATCGACATGCGGTTATTTGTTAAGCAGCTAGCCAACATCATTCCCGTTGCCACCTTAGCGAGCTATGCCAGCTACAAAATGGCATCAACAGACTTGGGCGACGATCTCTTTGATGCCGCCATGGCCTCCGTGTGGGGTTTAGTAACCCGTGGCGCAGCTAGCTTGCCAACCACCGTACTTATCCGCCGTAAAACGCGCGAACAATTATTAGGAGCCACATAATGGGCATCGTTGAAAAACTCAGGAATCAATTTGTTGGCACCGCGCCCGTTATAAACCAGCCAGCCGTGCCACTGCAGGGTGAAGACCGAGGTAGATCCAGTGAGATAGGGTTTCGAACAACAGTCGAAAACCAAACCAAATACCTCTACCGTCAAATGTGGGTAGACCCTGATTTGCGTCAGGCCATACTCGATATTAGAGAGGCCGATCGCATTGATGGCCGTGTGAAAAAAATTCACAATAAAATGGCAAGGTTCGTTGTAAAAGGAGGGCTCAAACTAGTAACCAGTTCAGAAAATAAACGAATCATCAGCGCGTGGGACCTATTTCAACGTAGAACCGAACTAAACAAACCGCAAAAACTAGAATCCGATGCGCGCGGCCTAGTTATGGAAGGCAACCTGCCGTTGCAAAACGTACTCACTCCAGATGGGCGTATTGATCGATTAATACGCATGCCATCCGAAACACTCGTACCCAATGTGTCAGAAGGTGGGCGCTACAACAGCGTCGATAAAGCATGGAAACAAGTGGATGGATTAACCGGTACCACCATTGCCGAATTTGCCCTTTGGCAATTAATTATCGTACGCTTAACGCCCGATAACTACGACGACATGGGTTCACTGGGCCGCCCGTACCTCGATTCAAACCGAACAGTCTTTAAAAAATTACTCATGACCGAGGAAGACCTGGTTATTCGCCGCCGCACCCGTGCGCCATCAAAATACTCACACGTATTAGAAGGAGCTGATGAGAAAACGCTGCAAGACTATATTGATCGTGTAGAGTCCGATAAACACGATGTAGCCACCGATTTTTACCAAAACAAAGCCGGGGGCGTTAGCGCCGTACAAGGTGATGCTAACCTCGATCAAATAGCCGATGTGTCGTACCTTTTAGATACCTTCTTTGCCGGATCACCCGCCCCAAAAGGCTTGTTTGGCTATGTTGGTGACTTAAACCGAGATATTCTAGAAGACCTTAAAAAAGACTTCTTTGAAGAAATAGATGCCATTCAAGACCTGCAGGCCGAAGTATATGAAAAAGCCTTCCGTATTGATTTATTGCTTCAAGGCATAAACCCCAATCGCGTCAAATTTTCAGTTCAGTTTGCACAACGCCGCACAGAAACACGTAACCAAGGGGCCGATCTAGCCCTAAAATATAAAGCCGTAGGCATACCCGATGAAATGGTGTGGGAAACCGCAGGTTTCACCGCAGCAGATGTACTTGAGCAGCGTGCAGCCGAGCGAAAATCTAACGACCCCTATCCAGATGATGACGATATACCTGAAAAACCAGCCAAGGTGAGTATAACCCCCGGTAACGCGCCAAAGGGTGAAAGTGCAACGAGTATAAGTAATGAGTAGTGCTCAATTAAGGCTGATACTCCTAGTAACGACAATTATCCCGTGGGGTATGTTGATGGTTAATGTCAGCTGGTCGTGGGGCGTGTTTGGTTTGGTCGTTCAAGCAGTTGGCCTTGCTTTTTTCTTGATCAGATCGAGGCTTTTGCCGTGATGCCTTTTGAGAAAATATTCAAACAAATTGATGAAGTTATAAAGACCCATCGCGATATAAGACGTGACTTGATTTGCCCTTCGGTTTTTCAATCTTATTCCCCGGCGGCAGTGTCGGAGGCTTTTTGCACTGTAAAGCTTGATTTTGGTCGCCGTAGTGGAAAAACTTCGTACATCAACAGCAGAGCGACCAGTAAGGATTTAATTATTGTTGATAAGGTACGGTCTGTTGGCATTTACAGCTCCTCAAATGCGGATGTTTTTTCTATAAGACAAGTTCTTTACTCTGTAATTTATGGGCATGAGGAATATGAGAATATTTATATTGAGAATCCTAGTTCTGTGTTTTTAAAAGGTTATGAAGAGGCTATGTATCGACTATTTATTAACCCTAATTTTAATCATACGTTCATTTTTTTAGGTTGATAGACTAAATTAATATGAAAAAAACACTAATCATAATCGCCTTTTTATTGGCCTCTTGCCAAGCCAGCCCAGTGTTGGCACTGGAACGGGATTACCAGATTCAATGGTGTGCCGAGCAGGGCGGTAATTCTCACCGGTTACCCAATAGAACGGAAGTGGATTGCCTTACAGATACACACGCGATTGAGGTCGATTTCGCCAAAAAGTTTTACGAAGCCATTGGTCAATCGCTTTTTTACGCCATGCATGCCGGTAAACGAGCCGGAATATTACTCATCGTAGATCTACCCAAAGAGCAACGGTATTTAGACAGGCTAAACGCAACCATTGCGCACTATGGCTTGCCGATTGATGTTTTTTTGATTGATAAATAATGCCAAACCTAGCCCTAGCCGATAACCCCCGCACCGCTAATAAAGCCGCTATCGCTCGTGCATCTGTCCGAGCACGTAGGGATTTACACAAAATCGATAAACAAGGGCTTAAAGATTTAGCCGCTGCTTATCGTCGCTCGGTTGAAAGTTTAACGAACACCTTAAATAATAATGCTGGCGCCGATGGGTCAGTAAAACTAGACGTACTGCAAAGCGTCTTGTCGCAAGCCCAGCAGCAGCTTAACTTTCTTGAGCGTGAAAAATCTCAGATACTGACAGCAGCGCAACGCCAATCAGTTGAGATAGGTGTGTCGCCCTGGTCAACCGAAGCGGCGGTATTAGGTTCGTCACTGGCAACCATCGCGACAGATGCCTTATTATTCTCGCAGAATTTTATAGCAAACGATGGTTTACAGCTATCCGATAGAATTTGGCGAAATAGTAACCATACAAAGCAAGTGGTGGTTGATGCTATACAGCGATCAATAATAGAAGGGCATTCAGCCAGCCAAGCAGCGCAAGACTTTATTGCACGAGGGTTGCCTATTCCCAGTGACCTAGCCAGAAAAATAACCAGTGCCGATGCCCGAGGTATCGCGAAAAAATTTAGAAATGAACTAATGACCGGCGTGGGCAACCCATACGATAATGCCTTGCGTCTGTTCCGAACAGAACTAAACCGCGCTCATGGCGAAGCGTTTAGAGCGGCTGCGTTTGAGCACCCTGATGTTATCGGTATGCGTTTTTTGCTGTCCCCAAACCATCCGGATGTTGATATCTGTGACATGCATGCCAGTGTTAATAACTACGGCATGGGTAAAGGCGTTTACCCTAAGGATAAAAGCCCGTGGCCAGCGCACCCCAATACCTTAAGTTTTGAAGTAGCCGTGTTTATTGATGATGTGGCGCCGTCAGATAAAGAAGGTAAACAAACGCGTATCGATTGGATTAAATCCCAGCCGCCACATGTGCAACTAGGCGTATTAAATAGCCGAAAAAAAAGAGCCGCTTTATTAAATGGCCTGCTTACCGATAATCAAATAAAAACCCCGTGGAAAGTGCTAAAAGCGCGTTACATAAAACGGGGGGTAGATGTGAATAATCTAAGGATCCCCAGCACCTTAAAAACCACCGATAATATGCGCGGTGATGGTATTGCTCATGTATTCAACCGTGGGTTAGAAACAGGGCACGAGCATGCGTCAGCGGTTGATATGGGAAAGGGCATTGAGTTTTTCAGAACAACCGATAGAAAGAAGTCATCTGTATCGTTCAGTGCAGTACAAATGAATTACCTTGCCAACCCAAAAAACAACATAGAATTAATTCATAACCACCCCAGTAGCACATCCTTATCACTGGCTGATCTCAATGTCGGCTCCTTCCCCGGTGTTAATAGAGTGGTGGCCGTGGGGCATGATGAAGCCATTTATTCAGCAGTAACACTCGTTAAATCACAGCAGCTGCTAGAGACCGGTAAAAAAGTCTTTCGTATCGCAGAAAGAAAAGTTATTAACATGCATTTAGACGGTAAAATAGCCTTACCCGATGCTAATATGTTGTATGCACATTTGGCTAACAGTGCCCTAGATAATTTAGGTTTAATTCAATACAAAACAGAACGTCGAGTAACACTTAAAAAAGTGCTGCAAAAATTTGATGAACTTGACCTAGTTAATTCAATTTTAGAAGAATTCAGTAATGGAGCTTGATGATGGAAAATGACCCAAACAAAGGCTATATCTTAATCGATGCTCCTGTCGGGCCTTTTCATCCTTCAGGTGACATAAAAGCATGGATAAAAGAACTTGAAGCCATGCCAGATAAGCCAGAAGTTAAAAGCGCCTTAAACGATGCTAACCGGTGGCTAAAAGATGCCCTAATAATAGAGAACAGCAAATGAGCGCAATCATAACTCCCATAACCCAGCAAACACGGCCTGAAGTTAGGTGTGCTTGCCGCAAAGTCATCTTTGATGGTTTAGTTGTGAAAAGTAAAATCATCCGAGTACTGCCTAATGGTGCCGAAGCGAAGTGCCATCAGTGTAAGCAATGGGTTAGCTTGCCGTTGACGTATTGTGCTAATTAGTTTTACTTTAACGAGGATTGAAAATGGAAAAATGTAACGATTATTTAGCTTGTTGCCCTTGTTGTGCGGGTGTTGCGGAATTGCAGTCTGATGAGTGGGGTGTGATGGTTCGTTGTTCTGAGTGCGGTGTTAACACCGGAGGCGAATTTGGTGCCAAAGGTCAACTGGATGTAACACCTGAACAGGTTGCTATAGATACTTGGAATAAAAGGGTGACTCTGGCTTTTTGATCTGTGCATATTTGCTGCATTAAAATAGCAAGCGACGTTTCTATAAAAGCCTTGTTTTACCCTGTTTTTGCTTGCCATGGGGTCGTAATGTAATAACCCTAAAAGGCATAACGCAACCAAAGCGACAAGCCCAATTCTCCTTGCGGAGGGTTGGGCTTTTTTTATTTTATGAAAACAAAACTTTTCGCACCAGCAAAATATTGGGTACTAACGGACGAGCGAAAGCGCGGCATTTGCAACGGCTGTGGCCCTAAAGGTATTTTGGGTTGGTTTATTCCCAACACCATGTGGCTGCTGAATGTTCGAGACGCGTGTGATATTCACGATTTCATGTACGAAGTGGGTAAAACACAAGCGGACAAAGAAGAAGCTGACCGCGTATTTTTGAATAATCTCAATCGGCTAATTAATGCGGGTTCGTGGTGCTTGCGTATCCCAAGGCGTAGGCGAGCGCTCACGTATTACCACTTTGTGCATCATCACGGTGGTTCTCACTTTTGGGATGGTAAAAACAATTTAGATGAATTTCGAGCGCCTTTTCTGGCGCTTTATTAACTGAGAAAGTTAGAGATATTACCCATAAACAATAAAGTGAATGCATAGAGGCGATTATGGCAATTAAACTAAAAAACCCTGAGACACGCCCAGCAATGCTGATGGATGGGTTGCACGTTGACCAGCTACTATTACGGATTGACCGCAGTAATGGGCTGAAGTCAATAAACGCACAAGGTGTGACGTACGGTGTGGACGGTATAGGTAACCAAGTCTATAACTCCACAAATATGAAAGTAGCTGAGGGCAACTTCTCAAGCGCAGTTGTGGAGTGGGCTATGCAAAACGGACACGCTGTAGACGTACAAGATGCAGCTACACAGCTACAGGAGGCAAAGGCACTGTTAGTAGCTAATCCTGCCAGTGTATTCACTTTAATGGCTTACTTCGAGCAAGCAACTGGAGCTATCTTTGAGATAGCAGGCAAAGCTGAAGTAGCGGTGATTGAGTAGTGGCACTAATAACGTCAAACGGTACAGGTGGTGGCTTAGCTTCCGCTACTACGTCATGGGCTGGTGGAGTTGTGCCGACTAGCGCGGATGATATGACCGTCCTAGCTGCTGATGAAATCACGATGGACTCCACCAATGTGGCGTGCAATACCCTTAGAGTTGAGGGTATACTTAATTGTGATCCAACCGTAAACACTGCTATAGCGATTGAAGTTGGCAGTGTAGTGGCTAACGGTGGGCATGTAGATTTTGATGTGTCCCTATACCCCCTGACTACGTGCAAGTTTATATACAACAATCTAAATTCTGCTAGCAACGTTGATTCTATAGTTTCGTCACAAGGGCAGATTACATTTAGAGGGGCGCCTAAAACCAGACATGCAGGTTTAGTGGGGCAATTATTCCCCGGTGACACAACTTTAGAAGTAGATGACGTATCTGGATGGTTAGTGGGCGACGAAATAGTCATAGAGTCCACTGATGCGTACACTTCACCTCCGCACATCGACAGAGGGATTATTTCAAGCATTACAGGAAATGTAGTTACTGTGCCTCCGATAACCTACGCTCACGAAGCGTCATGTCGTGTCGGAAATTTCAGCAGTAATATGGTCTTAGGAGTTCCCTCTTCAAGTGCATTGGGAAGAATGGCTTGGCAGCCAGGCTATATATCCGGTCAAACAACCCCTAACAAAATTTGGGATAACGTACTATTTTTGCATGGTGGTGGAGGTAGCTATAGGGGTTATGGCCCTCTATCTATAGGAGGTAACTCCAACGGGTCGCTGGTAGGAGTTACCCATAACTTTTTCATTACAGACTGTGCTTTCATAGACTACAAAGATCAATGCTTCTCTTCGCATAGCTTAGGCGAGTATAAGGGCAACATTACCTTTAGAGGCAATGTTATATATTCAAGTCAAGGCAACGGAGTCCAATCAGGATCGTCAAATTCCTATACTCTGGACTCGTGTGCATTTTTTGGCGGTACTGGTGCGGTTGTGTCTTCTAGTCAATACAATAACTCAGTGAAGGATTCGTTTCTATCGGGCTACCCTACCCTTATGCATGGTGTTGTTAAGGCATATAATGCAGTTGGGAGGTGCTCTCAAAAAGGTTTGAACTCAGGGTCGTATAACTCATCTTTAGTGGAATGCCTAATGCACCCTTCAGTGCAGGACCATACTAGGATAGGTGCTTTGGGGGAGGTGTCTGTAATAGACTCAGATATTACACCTATAGCGGTCGATATATCCTCCAAAGCTGATGGAACAGAGGTGGTTTATACGAATATCGGAGGGCTGGAGACAGGTCAGGCTATATTTCGACCATTTAGCGAAGTTACTAGAGATAATCTCATTAAACATAGGGGAACTTCGTCACTAAGAATTACACCCACTAGGTTAGGTGTCGAGTGTATAAGAGAGCAAAAGGTGCTAATCGGAAACGGTGAAGCATTGAGGCTAGTAGGGTATATCAAGTCTCAGGCAGTGTTTTACAATGCAGGCGTGTGGAACCCCCCTACTGTAACTATTAGTGGACTAGGGTTGGCACCTGTTACGTTCTCAGCATCGTCCCAGAGCAGTGATGCTTGGGAGGCTTATGATATATCCTTAATCAATGAAAGTGGTAGTGCAGGTTCATTAAAAATAGCCTTTACTGTTACAGCGCAATCAGCGCTGGGGGATGTATGGTTTGACGGTACTCCTACAACCCCGTTTGTTACTAACGTACGTCATTACGGTTTTGATTTTAATGAAAGCTCACAACACAGAGTTGTTAATAGAAACTCTGTAGCTTCTGAAGCTCTAGCGGAAACATACAATGTAGTGGTTGACGTAGGTGCGCTGACGATAACAAGCAACTCACAAGGGCAAGAGATTTACGACTACACTCAGTATTGGGCTGCGCAGCCAGTAAACAACGAAAATGAAGTTCCATTCGTTACGTTTGGTGGTGGTAATTACATATTAGCAGATGGCTGGAAGTTGATTATAAGTAGTGCAGTAAGTGGTGGGATAAACCTCACCGGTGATATGGAGCTACAAGCTGTGTCGGACTTGGCGGTATATAATATTGGCGGAAAGGTAATCTTTACTGTAGCAGGGACTTATACCTTTACTGACTGTGTTATTACTGAGGTAATAAACTTGTCTGCTGGTAATGTTGTCATCAATGCTGTTGGCCTAACTGCTATCACTAATAACTTGAGTCCTGCAACAATCAGTATTCTAGCAGAGCAGAAAAAACTAGATTTCACTGTTTACGGTTCTGATGGAAGTCTACTAACAGGTTACGAATGGCGTTTATACGAGTCAGATCCAAGTATAGGAATTATCGGTCTAGTTGAATTAGCTGGTGAAGAAGTGGCAACACAATCATCACAGAATTACTCCTACGACTATACAGCGGACACGCCTTATGCATTACAGATACTAGATGTTCCAAGCCACGAAGAGAAAACAATACGCGATGTTTTAGTAAACGCAAATCAATCATTAACTATCAAACTAACTAAACAAGGAAACATCTGATGGGTGCAACTACAGTAGATGACGTGTCATCACTAAAACGGTCGTCACAAAATGCGTCTGGCATACCTGATGGCAATATACACTTCGATGTAACGACGGGTGTTCTCGGTGTCATTGTAGACACAGAGTTGGCATTCTTAGATGCACCGACAAACTCAGTACCTAATACACTAACACTTGATAATAAGCCAACGCTCAGAGCTATCTTGGAGCTACAAGAGGCTGAGCGGTCTACTGATGAAATATTCAGGCAGTATGACCCGTTCGTAACAGGTCGATTCAAACTAGGCAAATCTTTTGATTTCATCTTCGGACGCAATGCGGGCGCTGATAGATCACGAATTGCTGGTTCTGGTTGGCGTGAGTTTACTGGAGCTGTTGGTTCTAATATCAATCGTACTTACTTTGATGTATCAACTCTAAATACCGTATTAGATACGTCGCAGGTGACCGCTCAGTTGTCTTCTGACGGTGCAATTATTGACTTTAATCGCCTCGGCGCTGTTGATGAAGTTATCCAAGTTCTTGGCTCAACTGCGTATGGTGATGCTAGTGCTGGTGATTTTGATACACGCACCTACTTAGCTATTTCAACTCAAACATACGGTCAGCGTCATGGTCGAGTAGTATTATCAGACTTTGGTATTAGTGAGCTTGAAGGTTACGGCGCGTTAGCCGCGATTGGTGAATCACCTCATCCGACCACAGGCAATTACCCTATCGCTGATGTTATAGGCGGGGCGCAAATTGCACCGTTTACAGGTTTGTCATTTGATAACTTAGATACTGGTGAAACTCGTACAGGTTTTAATGAAGCTGATGGCACGTTTAGCTTAATTGTTCGTAATGCGTCGAATGCCGATTTAGATCAGGTGATTGCTTGGTTAGATGCTAATAATGATGTTGATGCTGATATAAACAATAGCCAAGCAGGCACAAGTGCTTGGAACGGTAAGCGGAATCCACAGCTATACGAGTTTGATGCTAGTGGTGTGCCGACTTTTATTGACGGTGTTGATATTGATGGGTTACCTCCGGCAGATAAACAACGACTATCAATTGGTGCTGACAATGGGAATAGAAAGACATTCCCGTTCTTCCCAGAAATTAGAGTAGCTATTGGTGCAGCGGCGCAGAACTACGTGTCAACTTGGTATCACTGTTACATTTTAGATGGTGCGGCTTTAGCTGATTACAACCAATCAGGCGCTGTTACATTAGTTGACGCTAATGCGGTAGCGGTTAAAGGGCTTGTAGGCGGTCTTGCTGAGATTTCATTCCCCATTGCTTACGATACGTTCAGCCAAGCGGGTATTACCTCTGGTTCTGATTTCTCATTGTTATTCTTAGTTGGTTCGCCTAAAGGCGCTGGTTCAGTTGAAGAGGCTAGAGTGATAATTCCCGTTACTCGCAGTAGCGTTATCAACACTTCTATTGACCCTGCTTTGCAGAGTAATATCTAAATGAGTGTTGCAGTTCCAGTCGTAGCCACTGTTGATGGTGAGGCTAGAAAAGTTTATCTAAAAAGCGGGGTGAGGTCTTATCATCCCGTTGATGACATTGCGGCTGAACTGCAACAACTTAGAAACGATATTGAAGCCCATAGACAGTACTACCCGCTCATTATTGAGCAGGGTGGTGTATTTAAAGGTGGTGCATCATACACCGGTAAGTACGCTCTATTTATTGATGGTGCTGAAGTTATACCTGCAGATGATGCTGCCCATGATTTAAGCATCACGGGTGAGCAGATAGACGGGTTAGGTAAAGTTGGTATTGATTTAGTCGATAAAACAAGCTTGATTCATTCTGTAAACATTAACTACATACCACCACCAACTACTGAGATCAGAGCGGTCAACACAGGTTCAGGCGTATCGGCCCAAGACAAAGTAGATATTGCTGACGCTAACTGGTCGCACGCTTCAGCCGCCGCGCTATTAGCTGATGTTGCGCTTATTAAAGATATAGAGGGTGGCGCTTGGAAAATAACCGGCAATCAGATGATTTTTTATAAGGCTGATAATATTACCGAGGCGATGCGTTTTGATCTGAAAAATAAAGCAGGTGATGCAACCGAGGTGGATGTTTTTGAGAGGTTGCGGGTTTGATTACTCGCGGGCTGGGCAGTAATTCACTGGTTACTCGTGGACTTGGTGTCTCTCAGGTTGTTTTTTTATTGGGTAACCCTAATGCTTGGGTGTTGGCTTGTCAACCGAGGTTATGGCTAACGTCTGATCTTGAGCGTAGCTGGGAACCGTTAAATGTTGGTCGCGCTTGGGCTGCCGATGGTGTTCCCCGTTTGTGGGGCTTAGGCCCGGTTCATCGTCACTGGGTATCAGAGTCATTTGAAAGGGCGTGGTTATTGGGTGTTAGTGATAGAGCCTGGTCCGTTGATTCAATTGATCGAGTTTTTGTTGCTAAACCAAGTAAACGGGCTTGGCTTGCCCCGTTTAATTATCGAGTTTGGAGCCAAAAAAGGAGGCATTAATGGCAAACGAAGTACTAACAAAACAACCCGGTGAGACGATGCTGTTTGATATGGAATTCTCACCGAAAATGATCAAGGGTGACTCTATCGCCTCAGTTGATTCTGTAGCAGCAACGCCAGCGGGGTTAACGAT